TATACAGCCAAGAAGTTTACTGTCATTCCCCGTCCGGGGCATTCTGACTGGAAACCTGCCGAGCAGATGGTATTGGCACAAACAGGTAACTTTACGGACCCGGAACGTCAGACTTATATACTTATTGATTCCGTCAACGGAAACAACTGTATTACATTCTTTGACAATGCCAACACTTGGGACCCGGAGCCGGCACAGATGCCTGCGTGGTTCGGCAAGAAAAAAGGCATGACTGTAGCCGGTATTAATGCGGACAATTACTCAGCCGTTCTTCAGAACATCATCATGACCGGGCTTATCTTTCAAGTTGATGAGATCACCGGACAGACAGTGCGTGTACCCTTGGACAAGGGTGAATGGGTTGCAGGGAAGTACGCCTACTATGACCGGGTGTCACATAACGGGGCTTTGTGGTTGTGTGTTGATGATAATGGAACAACAACAGAACCGTCAGATGATAATCCGGCATGGCTGAAACAAGTGGCGGAAGGGCAAAAGGGTGATCCGGGATTGTCCGTAGTAGGTGGCGGTCATTGGGAATCCGCCAAAACCCCGTACAAAGCCAATACAATGGTCACTCTTGCCAATTGTGTCTTTATATCCAAGGTGGAAACCTCCAATCCTCCCATCAGAATATTGCGTGTCAAAGGTGGCAATTTCTTAAGAAAGAAGGACGGTGGTTATTATCTTGCCGGGAAACCTGCCGACTGGGAGGTTAACGAAGACTGGGATATGCTGCTTGACGGGCGTGAACTGAAAGGTGAGAGTATCACTTTCCTTGGTGAATTTGCCACGGCTCCTGCCAATCCGAAAAACGGTGATTCATACCGTAACACGACTGACCGTGCTACCTACATCTATCAGGACGGAAGATGGCAGCTCATGATATCGGACGGAAAAGACGGTAAGGATTATGAGTATATCTACACAAGAGGCAATATCATAGACAATCCTCCGGCAAAACCGGACAGCCAGCAGAAGGATGATTATATCCCTGAAGGATGGACGGATGATTTTGTAGGAGTGGACGCTGATCATCAGGTTGAATGGGGTTGCAAGCGTTTCAAGGAAAACGGTGTATGGTCAGAGTTCAGCACTCCTGCCGTGGTGCATCGCTGGAGTAAGGACGGGGAGAATGCCATCATGGCGGACTTTGATAACGAGATGGTCAATGCAGCCCTTACTTCAGACGGGAAGGTCGTGTCCTCACAGACTTGGAATACAACTGTCAGTATGTGGTATGGAACGGAGAAGCTCACGCTTGACAGCATCACCTGTACACCTGACACAAATCTTCTGTGTGCGACAGACAAGAATACGGGAGTGGTGACAATATCGGTATCTGCCGGAGCTACTCTTGCTGCGACAAACACGGTGAAGATCACAATCAGGGCTACAAAGAACGGGCAGCAGTATTCCCGTGATCTGACATTCACTGTAGCCGGGGTTCGTGGAGGTGCGGATGCCGTACTATACAGCATTGTCGTTTCCGCCAGTTCGGTAAGCAAGGACAAGAACGGGAACTACAGTGTTTCTTCCGTGTCATGTTACAGGCAAAAGTCAGTGGGTGGTGTGATATCCACCACAACGGACGGTACATTGAAATACAGTATAGACGGTGGATCTGAAACTACCATAAACAACAATACAGCCATATCAAGCGGAAATTTCAAGAAGACATTGAAGTTTGTTTTCTATGTGAATGACCAGATAGTGGATGTTGAAACCGTCCCCATGCTTGTAGATGGTAAGGACGGGGCTGACGGTGAGAGTATCACAGCCGCAGGTCATTGGGAGTCCGCCAACATTCCGTATGCGAAAAACAGTACAGTATCGTTTGCCGGAGGATCTTACTTAAGCAAGGTTCAGACTTCCAATCCGCCACTTCCGCTTCTTCGTGTGAGAGGTGGAAGTTATCTAAGGAAGAAGGATGGCGGTTACATACTTTCCGGGAAGAGATCGGACAAGGCTGTCAACTCCGACTGGCAGGAAA